ATTCAAGCACAAGCATCGCTCAGAAACATAATTGAAACATTTTCTCGCACTACTAGATTTATAATGACTTGTAATTATATTGAACGTGTAATTGATCCTTTACAATCTAGATGTCAAACTTTAAAAGTTATTCCACCATCAAAACAAGATATAGCTTATCATGTTATGGATATTCTTACAAATGAAGAATTAGGAATGGGAGCTGATGATTTAAAATTAGTTATCAATCAACATTATCCAGATATTCGTAAAGTACTTAATACATTACAAGTTTCAAATGTAGATGGGGATACAATTAATGTAGATAAAACAACATTAGTATCATCAAGTTATATGAGAAAGGTATTAAAAGAATTATCTAATGATAAACCAAAATTTAATACTATTAGACAAATAATTGCAGATGCAAATATTCAGGATTTTGAAGAATTATATAGATACCTTTATGACCATGCCCATATATTTGCTTTAGGTAAAGAAGGAATGGTAGCATATCATATTAATGAGTATTCATATCAATCTAATTTTAGGATTGATAAAGAAATTAATTGCATGGCATTAATAAATCAATTAATTAATGTTTAATGAAAAAGTTTATAGAATTTGCTTTAATATGGTACAGTCAACAAATGGCAATACCATTTTGGATAATAGGGCATGTACACCTAAGTTTAAATGTATACCAAGACTTGCATGAAATAATCGCTAGTGCAGGTTTAAATATTTTAGTAGCGATTGGATTTTTAATAGATTATAATAAAAACAAAAATAAATAATTATGGCAAAACAACCACAACAACAAATGAACATGAATGTAGATGTTAAAAATACTACATCAATTGAAACTCCTGATGGTGGAGTAATTTTTCAACAAGGAGTATTATTACGTAAAGTATCTAAATTCGTAGTAGGTGCTGATGAAGACGCAATTATGCCTATTCCTGTATTTTTTGATCCTGGAACAGGTAAAATTTTGGAATCTACAATCCCAGTTGAATTAAGAGACCAATATAAAGAAAACGTTATTTAATATGCATCATGAACCCATGCATTTTATTTATGAGACTAAATGTCTTTTTCCTGAATTCTTTTACAAGAAAAGATGGTTAGATATAGGATCAGCTAATGGAAACCCTCACCCTCATTCTCATGTTAAAAAATGTGAATGGGTGGGTGTTGATTTAGAAGATGGATTGCATGTTAGTTGGGTTGGTAGAGGACATGATTATAGAAGTAATGAAAAGTTTGATGTAGTATCAGCATTTGAAGTGTTCGAACATGATCCTTTTTATGATTTAACAGTTGCTAATATGATTAATCATCTAAAACCTAATGGTATGTTTATTATGACTTGTGCTGGGTTAGGAAGAGAAGAACATGGTACCTTAAATAAAAAACCCGAAGCATCTCCATTTACAACTAAAATAAAGGGGTGGGAAAATTTTTACCAAAATAGAGCACCTATTGATTTTAAATCAATTCCTTATTGGGATAGATTACAAAGAGGATATTGGGGTATAAATGAAGCTACTCAAGATCTATATTATAGAGGATGGAAATCTGCTCACCCACAATACAACATATGAAACTCTGGGATTGGTTAGATGAAATAACAGTACATAAATCCTCATCATCTAAATTTTCAGATGAAGATTGGGAAAGTTGGAATTCTTATATGGTTCATAGATTTATTTCTATGGGACAAAAAAATATTGAAATAGCTAATATAGCTCAAAGAATGCATCCTACAGATAAAGTAGGAATTTATAATTTTTATTGTAATATGATTCCAAGAAAAAAAGTATGGAATAAATACATTAAATCTAATATTAAAAATAAAAATAAAGAGTTATTAGAAATAATAGCTACTTATTTTGAATGTGGGTATCGTGAAGCAAATCATTATATTGACATTTTAGGTAAAAAAGAAGTGAAAAATATTCTATTATCTATGGGAACCGAAAAAAAATTAATAACTAAATTATTTAAATTATGAACATTCAAGTACACAAATTTTTAAAATCAGCAGCAGAAGCAGATAAAAATAAAGCTTTAGCTAGTTTACAATTATTAACTCAACATCCAGCAGGTATAGGTGATCATTCAACTAAAGACTATTGGGATAATTGTGATGAAGCTTTAAGATTATTAGCATCAGCAGACGAAAGATTAGAAGTTTTAGAAAAATATTTTGACAATAAGGAGGTAATATAAATGAGTAATTCAATTAAAGAGTATATGTTAGAGAAAGAGAAAGATTTTAAATCATACCAAGCAGAATCAGACCATACAGTTAATCATTTTGAAAAAGAATACCCTGAATTATCTCAGGAATTTAAAAAAATTCAAGATGAAATGTATAGAATGTTTGCAGCTAAACATATGGATTATGGCTTAAACAATATCTCTTTAGGTGGTGATTTAAAGAATCCTAATGATAAACTAATGGTAAAAACTTTGTTAAAGGTGAAGGAATGGAAGACACGTTTATAGACATAGCTAATTATGGTATAATTGGTATGTTAGTAGGACGTGATAAATGGAAAAAATAAGTTTTGGCTAAAAAAATCCCCGCTATAGTAAAGTTAGTAAGAAATTATGACCCTGAACCCATCAATCATGCGTTTCAGAAAAATGTTTCTTATTCACAACTTTCTATGTTTAGACAGTGTCCTAAAAAATGGTCACTTCAATACAAAGAAGGTCATAAAACTTATACACCTACAATCCATACTGTATTTGGATCTGCCTTACATGAAGCTTTACAACATTATTTAACAGTAATGTATGATGTTAGTGGAGCAGCAGCTGATAGAGAAGATATTATTGGAATATTTGAAGAAAAACTATCAGAAGAATATAGGGTACAGTATAAGAAAAATGGAAATAGCCATTTTAGTGATGCTGTTGAATTAAGGGAATTTTTTGAAGATGGGGTAAATATTATTAATTATCTAATTAAAAAAAGATCAAGATATTTTTCAAAGAAAAATACATACTTAGCTGGTTGTGAGGTACCAATAATTATTACGCCTAATAAACGTTATACAAACGTAGTATACCAAGGTTATTTAGATGTTGTGTTATACAATGAAACCTTAGATGAATTTACTATAATTGATATTAAAACATCAACAAAAGGATGGAGTAAATGGGCTAAAAAGGATGAAGATAAACAATTCCAATTAATTCTATATAAAAAGTTTTTTAGTGAGACATTTAACATTCCATTAGAAAAAATTAACATAGAATTTTTTATTGTTAAACGTAAGTTATGGGAAAGTGAAGATTATGTAATACCAAGAATCCAACAATTTGTTCCTGCATCTGGAAAAGTAAAAATGAACAAAGCAACAAATGCTTTAAATGAGTTTATAACAAAAGTATTCGATAGAGAAGGTTATGCTGAAATAGATCATCAACCAACTCCTGATAATCCTAATAATAATTGTAATTGGTGTGCATTCAATAAAACTCATTTATGTCCTGCAACCTTTTAGAATCCGCATATATGTATATGCAAATATTAAAATATAAAAATTATGACAAATAGTAAAGAAATGACACTAACTAGTGTTAAAGTAAGAAGTAAATTATTTGAAAATTTTAAAATTGAATGTGTAAAAAGAAAATTTAGTTTCCAAAAGCTTGCTGATAGAGCTATCTTTTTGTATCTTACAGATGAAGATTTTAGAAAACAAATAAACAATCAAATTAATTTAGAAATTAAAGAATAAAAATAAATGAAAGAGGGTTACATTAAACAAAGTGATAGGAAGAAAATTTTATTACTAACAGATGATATTAGAGTTCATTCTGGGGTTGCTCAAATTGGTAGAGAAATTATAGTAAATACTTCTCATAGATATAATTGGGTACAATTAGCTGGGTCTGTAAAACACCCAGAAAAAGGAAAAGTAGCAGATATATCAGAAGATACTAATAAAGAAAATGGTATTAAAGATGCTTATGTTAAATTATATCCTGTTGATGGTTATGGTACTCCTGATATCCTAAGAGAAGTTATTAAGATTGAAAAACCAGATGCAATATTTTTAATTACAGATCCTAGATACTTTATGTGGGTATTTAATATGGAAGAAGAAATTAGAAAAGAAATCCCAATTGCTTACCTTAATATATGGGATGATATGCCTGCTCCTCAATATAATGAAGAATTTTATGATTCATGTGATGCTTTATTTGGTATTTCAAAACAAACAAAAGTAATTAATGAAATTGTTTTAGGTGAAGAAAAATGTAAAAATAAAATTATAAAATATGTTCCTCATGGTTTAGATACTAAAAAATTCTTCCCACTAAAAGAAGAAACAAAAGATTTTATTGAATTTAAAAATAGGTTCACTAAAGGAAAAGATAAAGATTTTATATTATTTTTTAATTCTAGAAATATTAGACGTAAAGCAATCCCTGATGCAATAGCAGCTTGGAAATTATTTACTGATAGTTTAACGGAAGAAGAAAGAAATAAATGTTTATTTATTTTACATACAGAACCTGGAAGTGAACATGGTACTGATTTACCAGCTGTAATAGAATATGTTATGGGTGTTGATGATAAAACCGTATTAATTTCAA